ATGGCGCAATTCTTCAGGCAGGCGACGCGGTGAACGGCGGTATAGAAATTGATGGAGATAGGCGTCATTACGGCCAAGCGCACGCGATGCCTGCTTCAGGCTGAGCCCCCGTGAGGTCAGTGCCTGTTGAACCGCTTCTCGAACGGGATCAAGCGCGCCTTTGCCAGTGCCCGGCGTGGTGTCCTGCTTGTCTGTCATATGTGTGCCTTCATAATCATACCATTGCAGCTTTTCCGCCCAGCTTTTCCACCTGCTCACGATCAAAAAGCAATATTGACCTTTTGGGTTATGGACATCCTGTATCATCAGATGATAGGAAATATCCTACATATTGACAAGAGCAAAAGAGGATGCACCGATGACAGTCCAAAATGAAACGCCCAAATCCCGAAAATCCCTGCAGAATGACCCGGAAAGTCCTGCCCCGGCACGGGGTGAGCCCGTGCTTTCTGCACGCATAATTGCGCGCGAAGGCTCAAAGGAGCTTCGGGCGATTGATCTGATGGCGGCGCGCCTTGTGATCGCCGCGCGGACCCTGCGTGCCTTGCCGTATGACAGCCAAACGATACCCGCAAAGACACGTAGTGCATGGCCTGAATTTATTCAGAAATCACTGTTTTTAGATTATAAAAATAAAATGAGAGATCGGTTCACTCCAAATCCGGCAGCAATTGATGATTTGAACAGATTGCTTGATCTGTTCTGGCATTTGACGCCAGTGCAGCGCCAGCTTGTGTGGGCGCGGGCCTGTAACATATCGTGGGCAAAACTTGTAAGCCGGTTTGGTCGAAGCCGGACAAGCCTTCATCGTGACCACAAGCTGGCATTGGCTGTACTTTGCCGACATGACAAGGCAAAAGCCGCGGACAAAAATCGCCAAAGTTAAGATTTATGGCTTGACATTTGGCACAAAATAGGATAAATCCTATTGTACGCTGCAGGCAGAAGGGCATCACGTCCAGTGGTCCGATTATTATTGCCCGTCCATTGCCGCTTATCCCGAAAATCAAAATCGTACCGGCGCAGTCGGGCGGGGTGATCTATGCCAAAAAAGGATGCTGACGGGCAACGCTGGCAAAACATATTCCTGGAAAAATTGCGAACCAGTGGCAATGTGAGCTTTGCCGCCCGCAGCGCTGGAAAGGCCCGGTCAGTCGTCTATGTTTTGCGGCGAAACGATACGGAATTTGCACAAGCATGGGAGGATGCGCTCGAGGAGGCGGCAGATTTGCTTGAGCTTGAAGCGCTGCGGCGCGCCGTTGATGGCACCGTTGAGGACAAGTTTTTTCAGGGCAATGTTATTGGCAGCATTCGGCGTTATTCCGACAGTTTGTTGATGTTCCTGCTGAAAGCCCGGCGACCAGCACAATTTGATCCGCATGTCCGCAACAGGATTGTGGCGGATGGAGATGACGAGGATCGAATCAGAGCTGAAATCGAGCGCAAGATTGCGCGCCTTTCTGCAGGGGCTCGCGGCGAGTGAGCGCGCGGCATTTCTGCAGACGCTGAAGCCGACTGAAATACGCTATCTTCTTTATGATTGGCCGATGTGGGCGCGTGCCAAACAATTGCCGCCGCCCGGTGATTGGCGGGTCTGGCTGTTGATGGCAGGACGCGGTTTTGGCAAGACAAGGGCCGGGGCAGAATGGGTTCGATGGCTGGCAACGCATTGTCGCCATCGGGGTCATATTGCGCTTGTCGGTGATACCTTTGATGACGTTCGGCATGTCATGGTTGAGGGGCCGTCTGGAATTCTCGCGGTGAGCCCGCCGCGCCGGCGCCCGCAATGGTACCGAAGCCAGCGCCGCTTGATCTGGCCAAATGGTGTTGTCGCAAGCTGTTTTTCGGCGAGTGATCCCGAACAATTGCGCGGACCGGAGTTTTCATTTGCATGGGCTGATGAAATTGGCAAATGGCCCTATGAGGCGGCATGGGACAATTTGATGCTGGCGCTGCGTGCTGGTGAGAGGCCACGTTGTCTTGCCACCACCACGCCGCGCCCAAAATCATGGCTTGCGGCGCTGGCGAAGGCTCCGGATACAGCACTTGTGCAAGGCAGCACTGTCGAGAATCAGGCCAACCTTGCGCCCGATTTTGTCGCTGCGATGCATGCGCGCTTTGGTGGTCAGGCCATCGCACGACAGGAACTGGATGGCATTCTGCTTGATGAGGTTCCGGGCGCGCTCTGGTCACGAGCGCTGATTGCGGCTTGCCGCCGACCGCCACCAGAACGCCGTGATTTGCTGCGGGTGCTTGTCGGGGTTGATCCGGCGCTTGGTGGCCCGGGTGAAACCGGAATCATCGTTGTTGGCAAATGCCGGGACGGACAGATTTGGGTGCTTGAGGACGCAAGTTGTGACGGCGCTCCCGATATGTGGGCGGCGGCGGTAAGGCAATCTTTTACCAAGTGGCGGGCAGAGGCGGTCATCGCCGAGGTCAATCAAGGCGGGAATCTGATCCGTACATTGCTTGCACAGGCAGGAACGCCGCTGCCTCTACGGGAGGTGCGGGCGATGCGGGCGAAATCAATTCGGGCTGAACCGGTGGCCGCCGCCTATGCACGCCAACAGGTGTTTCATGCCGGTTCATTTGATCGGCTGGAAGACCAGATGTGCAGCTGTGTCACCGGTGTCCGACAAAGACCATCACCAGACCGGCTTGATGCGTTGGTCTGGGGGATCAACGCGCTTCTGACAGGTCTGGAAACAGAATTCAGCGAATTGCAGCTTTGATTGGGTTCGGCGATGCGCCTGCCACAGGGCGTTGTGCCCACCAAAAGCAGACAGCAACAGATTTAATGAGGATTTCAGGACAAATGAGGATTTTGAGGTGAGCATGAGTGAGTCAATCGCCATCCCCGGTGTGGCCAATCGTGCCATGGCGGCAGAGTTGGATCTGATAGCCGATCTTATGGGTGGAACAACCGCCATGCGGCGGGCCGGACAAAGGTGGCTGCCGCGAGAGGCGGCTGAGAGCTGGACCGCATGGCGTGCACGTCTCAACCGGACGGTGCTTTTCAACGGCTTTGCACGCACGGTGCAAACGCTTGCCGGACGACCGTTCCAGCGGCCGGTGACGCTTGTTGACTGCGCCGATGAGATGGCACGTCTGGCGACTGACATTGACCGGCAGGGCACAACCATCGGAGCCCTTGCCGGGCATTTGCTGCAGGCGCTATTGACCGATGGGCTTGTTCATATTCTGGTCGACCGTCCGACCCGTGGTGGCCGCCCCTATTTTGTCGTGGTGCGTGCAACGCAACTGATTGGGGCGCGGCGCGATGCCGATGGCCTCAGTGAAATTCGAATTCGGGAATTGCAAACGCGCCCGGTTGGCAGATTTGGCGAAGAACAGGTGCCAAGCATTCGCCGCATTGACCGGACAGGCTGGGATGTATGGCAACCGGTGAATGCTACCGCCGGTGCGGCTGTTGGCGGCGAATGGCGTGTTGTCGCGGAAGGCCGGCATGATTTTGGCGCCGTGCCGTTGGTGACGATGAATACCGCACCGACAGGCTTTATGAAGGCGCGACCACCGCTGATTGATCTTGCCTGGCTCAATCTTGCGCATTGGCAGTCATCAAGTGACCAGCGACATATTCTGCATGTCGCGCGGGTGCCAATCTTGTTTGCCCGCGCCTTGCAGGTGGCGGACGGACAGATGGAGATCGGGCCAAATCGACTGGTTTCGGCAGATGATCCGGCGGCTGATTTGCGCTTTGTCGAACATTCCGGCGCGGCTATCGCGGCGGGGCGACAGGATCTTGTCGACCTTGAGGACAGAATGGCTGTTCTTGGCCTTGATATGCTGCGTCACCAGCCGGGAGACGTCACCGCTACGGCGCGGGCGATTGATGCGGCGCAAACCCATGCAACCTTGTCGGCAATTGTTCAGGTGCTTCGTGAAGGTATGGGCGGCGCGCTGGAAATTATGGCCAATATGATGGATTTGCCGGATGGCAGCGCTGGATCACTGGTGATGAGCCAGCAATCGCCGGTCCGTGACGGCGCCGCCGCAGAGGCAGATTTGCTGCTTCGCGCAAGGCTGGCGGGAGAAATCAGTCAATCTGCGTTTCTTGGCGAGATTGAGCGTCGCGGCATTCTTGGCGCGGCAAGCATTGGCGGTGAAATGCCAACGGCCCCGTGACCCTTCAGACACAGACATATCCACCATGACAGGAGAAATAAATTGACCACAGAACCGCACCAGCCAGACGTTGATGGCGGCAGTCCAGATACTTCAGAGGCAATAACGGCATCTGCGCAAGCGTCTCCGGAAAAAGGGCCAGTGCCAGAGCCAGTGTCAGTACAAGTGCCAGTGCAAACGGCCGCCACCACCCCATCGGTAGATGACACGCACGCCAACAGCAACGCAGGCGGTGGCGGGATTGGCACCGGTGCCGGGGGTGGAGAGGCCGAGACCACAACCATCAGCGCCAATGACCCCACGGCAATCAACGGCAATCTTGAGGCACTCGCCACCGGCCTGATGCGGCTCGTCAGCTAGGTCATTCCAAAGTCTAACGGGATGAGGCTTTTGCCCCATCACACCCCAACAACAAGGAGATCAATTTCATGTCCAACCAACTCGAACAGCTGATGCCAATGATTGTCAGCCGAGGCATCTTGCAGTTTCGTGAGACGGCCATTCTGCCGCGTCTGGTGAACAGCAGTCTTTCGGCCGAGGCCGCACAACGGGGCGACAGCATCAAGGTGCCGATCAGCCAGCCGGTTGAAGCAAGTGATGTCGTGCCGTCACATCAAATGACGGCCCCGCCAGACACCAGCGCGCATTCGGTTACTGTGCCATTGAATAACTGGAAGCGGGCGGCCTTTCACCTGACTGACCGTGAAATGTTGCAGATTGAGGCGCAATCCAGTTTTGTGCCCTTGCAGATGGCCGAGGCAATTAACGCCCTTGCCAATGCGGTCAATCAGTCGGTGCTGGATCTGCATCCTTTTGTCACCGCCGCAATTGGCAGCCCGGGAGAGACACCATTTCAGAGCGAGCCAGCAAGCGGTGCCCGAGCGTGGCATGGTGCGCGCGCGGCGATCGAGGCGCGCAAGCATCTGAATAAGGCAGCGGCACCGAAAGCGGGGCGCTTTGCCGTGATCGATTACGAGATGGAGGCAAATGCGCTTGGCCTGCCGCAATTCTATGACGCAGAAAAGAGCGGGTCGACATCGGTGCCGATGGAAGGTGAAATTGGCCGCAAATTCGGGATCGATTGGTATTCCAGCGACTTGCTGCCGGCAATCAATACGGACCTGACCGATGTTACGTTGCAATCGAATGCCTCCAAGGGCGACACAAGCCTGATTGTTCAGGCGGCGGCTACCAGCGTGCAACCGGGTGATGTGCTGGTTAAGACAAGGACGGATGCACCTCTCTATGTTGTGACCGAAGTCACAGCGGTTCAGGGCAGGAACAGTCAAAGCAGGATCAGTATCAACCGTCCTTTGGCGGAAAATCTGTCATCAGGGTCGACAGTTACCTTCAAAAACAATTTCCGTGTCGGGCTGGTGATGCATCGCGATGCCGTTGCCCTTGCCATGCGGCCATTGACAAATGGCGG